CTTCAAAAATTCCCCGGGGGGATATTTGATGGGGGCAACCGGGTTAAAACAGGGAGGAGACTCTCTGATGGAGCTACAATAGTAAACAAATAATAGGGAATAAACCTCCCGGTCTCCTTTCAAAGTGGGTCTAACCAGCCCAAAACTATTGTAGCTCCTTCAGAGAGTCTCCTCCCTGTACCGCCCACACGTAAGTTTAGGAGGTGAGTTATATTTATGGCGGCAACGAGGAAGTCTGCCGAGGCTCGCAGGCCGAAACGACCGCCCGCAACAACGCTGGAGGGCCGTGAAAAGCAAATGGTTGCCCTCGCTGTCGATCTAGCGGAAAAGCAACTCGCCAACGGAACTGCGTCCTCACAAGTCATTACACATTTTTTAAAATTGGCTACAACTAGAGAACAGTTGGAGCAACAGAAGATTGCGTTGGAAACGGAACTCCTAAAAGCTAAGCAGGACCAGCTCTTGTCTAGTCAGAGAACCGAAGAGCTTTACGAAAACGCGATCAGGGCTATGCGGTCGTACTCCGGTCACGAAGAGGAAGACGACTATGAGGATTAGAACATATTCTGAATTTAGACGTCTTCAAACATTCGAAGATAGATTCGATTATCTTCAGTTAAATGGCGCGGTTGGGATCGAGACCTTTGGGTCTGAGCGATATTTGAATCAACGCTTTTATACTTCTCAAGAATGGCGTCATGTTAGAAACCACGTCATCGCTCGAGACAGCGGGTTGGATTTAGGGTGTGAGGATTATCCTATATTTGAAAAGATTATCATCCACCATATGAACCCAATAACGAAAGACGACGTTCTTCACAATAGAGAATACATTCTAGATCCAGAGTATCTGATAACAACAACACATGACACGCATAACGCATTGCATTACGGGAATAGATTGAACATAGTTCCGGTAATGATAGAACGACGACCCGGAGATACTAAACTCTGGTGAAAGGAGACATCATGAGCATCCCCATTATTGCGCCCGTGTCCGGTAGCAAGCCGGTTGGTCGAAGCAAGTTCGGACCAAGAGACACGACAGGGCTTCCTAGCGGTGCAACCAATAACCACGAAGGTGTGGACATTGGTCGAGGAACTCTTGGCCCAAACCCGATTGTTCGATCTCCAGTTTCTGGAACAGTTGTTCATGTTCAGCGAGCCACAGTCAATGCTCGAGGACTCTATGTGGACATCAAGGATGCAAAGGGTTCTATTCACCGGCTTCAGCATTTGAAGTCCATCGCGAAGACGATCAAGACCGGCGGTAAGATTCGAATCGGTCGAAAGATCGGACGAATGGGGAACTCCTCCACGCTTAAGAACATGGCGGAGCATCTTCACTATGAGGTGCACGTCTCTGGAAAGCCTGTAGATCCAGAAAAGTACTTCGCGGACAATGGACAGCCAAACATTCACCTTCGACCAGGTGAAGGTGTTGTCATGACACCAAAGTTTAACAGTCGTCATCTTCAGCTCAAGCTTTATGACGATGATCGAAAGACCGTGGTCAAGCGCCGAAATGCAAAGTACAAGTACAAGAACGTTCTTTCTACATGGAAGACGTGGACAGTTCTTCGTTCTGGTCGTTTCGTCGCCACAGCGAGGCTTAAGAAGGCCAAGGGGTAAGACTTCAAAGAAGTAAATCAAAATGGAAGATTGAGGAGGTGACTTGGGATGGATAGCATTCTTAACTCAGTTAAGAAGGTGTTGAGTATTGCTGATGATTATACTGCTTTTGACGTAGATGTAATTATGCACATTAATTCGGTATTTAATACCCTTCAGCAATTGGGGGTGGGGCCCGAAGAGGGATTCGCCATTGAAGACGAAGAGGCTGAGTGGGACGAATTCCTCCGCGGCGATACGAATCTTAACTCAGTTAAGACATACGTCTATCTACGAGTTCGTCTTCTTTTCGACCCCCCGGAAACTTCATACGCCAAGGACGCCATGGCCAATCAAGTTCAGGAATTGGAATGGCGCTTGAACGTCTATCGAGAAGGGATTAAGACGGATGACCACCAACGCTGATGATTTTCTAGAGCATTACGGCGTTAAGGGTATGCGATGGGGTTTCAGGAAGGATCGCCGAACAGGTATGTATCCTCGACGATCCGACATCGAATCGTCTACTCGACGAGAACGTCGACGGACCGTTAGAAATCGTAGGACACTAAGCGATTCGGAAATTCGAGAGACTATCGATAGAATTCGTCTCGAAAAGCAGCTTAGGGATCTAATCAATGAAGATCTGTCCCCCGGAAGGACGTTCGTTGCCGACGTTCTTAAGGGGAGTGGTCGGAAGGTTCTGTCTACCGCAGCAACTGGTGGGGCACTCTATCTGATTAGGCTGAGTCTAGAACGAAAGTGGGATCCCAAAACCGCCGCTAAGTATGTTACTGGCCGGTAATCGTAGAAAGGAGGGGGCACGATGGGTTTGTCTAACACAGCAACACCAAAGTATTATGGAATGTTTCGTGACGCTGTGTTGCGTGGGGAAATTCCAGTCAATAGAGAAATTGCACTGGAGATGAACCGAATCGACGACCTAATCCGAAACCCTAATTTCTATTACGACGATCAAGCTGTTGAGGGGTGGATTCGATTCTGCGAAAACGAACTGACTCTCACTGATGGAACGGACTTGCGCCTCCTTGAAACTTTTAAGCTTTGGGGTGAGCAAGTCTTCGGATGGTATTACTTCACAGACAAGAGCATCTACGAGCCGTTCCCGGAAGGTGGTGGGCACTTCGTTCGAAAACGAATTAAGAAGCGCCTAACAACTAAGCAATACTTGATCGTTGCTCGAGGTGCGGCGAAGTCTATGTATGCAGAGTGCATCCAAGCATACTTTCTTAATGTAGACACAGCGACTACGCACCAAATCACGACAGCACCTACGATGAAGCAGGCTGAAGAGGTCATGTCGCCTTTGCGAACCGCAATCGTTCGAGCACGAGGACCCCTGTTCAAGTTTCTAACGGAAGGTTCTCTGCAGAACACTACGGGGAGCAAGGCGTTAAGAACCAAGCTAGCCGCAACAAAAAAGGGAATTGAGAACTTCCTAACCGGTTCACTTCTTGAAATCCGTCCGATGTCAATCAACAAGCTTCAGGGACTTCGTCCGAAGATCTCGACGGTTGATGAATGGCTTTCTGGAGACATTCGAGAAGATGTTGTTGGTGCAATTGAGCAGGGTGCGTCTAAGTTGGATGATTGGTTCATCGCGGCCATAAGCTCCGAAGGGACTGTAAGAAACGCTTCCGGAGACACAATCAAAATGGAACTTGCCAGCATCCTAAATGGCGACTTCTATGCACCTCACGTCTCGATTTGGCACTACAAGCTAGATCGAGTGGAAGAGGTGGCGGACCCTTCAATGTGGCCAAAGGCTAACCCAAACATCGGTCTAACAGTCTCGTATGAGACATACCATCAAGATGTTGAGCGAGCCGAAAACGCGCCAGCAACAAGAAATGACATTCTAGCCAAGCGTTTCGGTCTCCCAATGGAAGGCTACACATACTTCTTCACATACGAAGAGACATTACCAACGAAGAGTCGATTGATTCTGCGAGGTCTCCCGTGCTCTATGGGCGCGGATCTTTCTCAAGGCGATGACTTCTGTGCTTTTACGTTTTTGTTTCCACATTCTAGTGGTAGTTTCGGTGTTAAAACTAGAAGTTACATCTCCGAGATTACTCTAAATAAACTCCCGGGAGCTATGCGGGAGAAGTATAAGGAATTCATCGACGAAGGAAGTCTTCACGTTCTAGAGGGTGTTGTTCTTGATATGATGGAAGTCTATGACGATCTAGACGCCTTCATTCAAGAACAAAACTACGATGTTCGTTCTTTTGGATACGATCCATACAACGCCAAGGAGTTTGTTGATCGATGGACGGCCGAAAACGGACCGTATGCCGTTGAGAAGGTCATTCAGGGCGCTAGAACTGAGTCCGTACCTTTGGGCGAACTTAAACTTATGGCCGAAGAGAGAATGCTTGACTTCGATGAGCATCTGATGTCTTGGGCCATGGGTAATTGTATTACTCTGGAAGATACTAACGGTAACAGAAAGCTTTATAAGAAGCGTAAAGAGCAAAAGATTGACAATGTTGCCGCTCTGATGGATGCATACGTAGCTTATAAGCTTAATAAGGAGGCGTTTGAATGAGGAGAATAGGAGGTGACAATGTCCCTCAGCACGCAGCTTAGGCACGCATGGAATGCCTTCCGAAACAAGGATGAAATTGAATCCTATCCAAATTTCGATCATAGCACTAGTTATGGTCGTAGACCCGACGTCCTATATAGGTCGTTTGGCTCCGACAAGTCGATTCTTTCAAGTATCATTACTAGAATCGCGATTGATGCATCCGAGATCGAGATCAAGCATGTTCGCTTGGACGATAATGATCGATTTTTGGAAACGATTGATAGCGGGTTGAATTACTGTCTAAACACAGAGGCGAACATCGATCAGGCAGCAACGTACTTTAGGCAGAATGTTATATTTTCACTTCTTGATGAAGGCGTTATCGCTATTGTTCCAGTGGATACCTCTATCAATCCGAACTCATCTGGAAGTTTCGACATTAAGACCATGCGAGTTGGTAAGATTCTCCAATGGTCTGCAACAAAGGTAGAGGTTCGTCTATGGCGTGACGAATTTCAGAGGCATGAAGACGTATGGGTCGATAAGCGATTTACTGCCATTGTCGAAAACCCTCTGTATAAGGTCATGAACGAACCAAATTCGATGCTTCAGAGATTGAATCGAAAACTTCAGATTCTGGACGCAATTGATGAAGCATCGGGATCTAACAAGTTGGATCTAATCATTCAGCTTCCTTATGTGATTAAGTCTGAAGCCCGGGCAAAGCAGGCTGAGAGTCGTCAAAAAGCTATCGAAATGCAGCTTAAGACGTCTGAGCTTGGAATCGCATACACCGATGCTACAGAAAGAATCACACAACTTAATCGACCTGTAGAAAACAAGCTTCAGCGACAGATCGAGTATCTCTGGGCGCTCGTTTATGGTCAATTGGGGATCACGGAAGATGTCTTCCTTGGTAAGGCTGACGAAGCAACCATGCTTAACTACTACAATCGGACAATTAAGCCGATTCTTACAGCTATTACCGAAGAGATGTCGAGAACGTTCCTGACAAAGACAGCCCGTTCTCAAAAGCAGTCTGTTAGGTTCTTCCGAGACCCATTCAAGTTGGTCCCAATGGAGACGTTGTCTGAGATGGCTGACAAGTTTACCCGAAACGAGATCCTCTCCTCCAATGAGATTAGAGGAATCATTGGTTTCAAGCCATCCAATGACCCACAAGCCGACGAACTCCGAAATAAGAACCTTCCAGCCCCGGTTGAGGAACCAGAGCCTTCTCCACCGGATCCGGTAGAAAGGAATGACAATCAAAATGGAACCTGATTTTGGTGGTTACGCCACGAAGGCGGGTTTGAAGTGTTCTGATGGTGTCACGATCATGCCGAACGCCTTCAAGCACAACGACAACAAGACCGTCCCTTTGGTCTGGCAGCACGATATCAACTCGTCCGAGAACATTCTCGGCCACGCCGTGTTGGAGCATAGGGAAGATGGTGTTTACGCCTACGGGTATTTCAACGATACTCCGTCGGGTCAAAACGCCAGGGAGCTCGTTAAGCACAGAGACATCAACATGCTGTCTATTCGTGCAAACGAGCTTCGAAAGCAGGGCCAGAACGTCGTTCACGGAGAGATTCGTGAGGTTAGTCTGGTCTTGGCCGGTGCAAATCCAGGGGCGTTCATTGATAACGTCACCATTCAGCACGGCGATGGATATGCAGAGCTAGACGATGAGGCCACAATCTACACCGGTCTCGAGATCGAGCATCAGGATAACAAGGGAGATGACGACGTGGCCAAGAAGACCACCGACAATCTCGGCGATAAGACCGTAAAGGACGTTTACGAGTCGTTCACCGAGGAGCAGAAGCAGGTCGTTCACTATCTCGTTAGCGAAGCTCTCGAAGAGGGCTCTGACGACGAAGACGACGAAGAGACAAAGCACGAAGATAAGTCCGGCAAGGACGAGGAACTCCAGCATGATAAGAAGGGCGATGAAATGACCGCGAACGTCTTTGAGCAGAACGGTGCTAGCGGCGGCGCTAAGCCCACGCTCACCCACACCCAGCTCGAGACCATCATGGCCGATGCTAAGTCTCTTGGCTCGTTTAAGGAGTCCTTCCTTAAGCACGCACAGGAGTATGGGATCACGAACATCGATGTTCTCTTCCCGGACGCAAAGACGCTTGAGAATAGCCCTGAGCTGATCACGCGCAAGGTCGAGTGGGTTGAGACCGTCATGAACGGTATCAAGAAGAACCCCTTCTCGCGCATCAAGTCGATCAGCGCAGACGTCCGTCACGAAGAGGCTCGCGCTCTTGGCTACATCAAGGGCAACCTCAAGAAGGAGGAGTTCTTCGCCCTCCAGTCTCGTGTCACCACTCCGACGACGATCTACAAGAAGCAGAAGCTTGACCGGGACGACGTTCACGACATCACCGACCTCGATGTTGTTGCGTGGCTTAAGGCCGAGATGAAGCTCATGGTCCGTGAGGAGATCGCTCGAGCAGTTCTTATCGGTGATGGTCGTCCGGCCATGGTCGAGGACGATGGCGAGATGGTCCCCAACCCGGACAAGATCAAGGCTCCCTCCGGTGACACGGGTGAGGGTCAGGGAATTCGCCCGATCGCTCACGACCACGAGTTCTACTCGCACAAGGTCGTTATTCCGGCTAACGTTAAGGGCGACGCTCTTGTCGATGCAATTATTCGTAACCGGAAGTACTACCGTGGCTCGGGCAACCCGACCATGTTCACGACCGAGGACATCCTCAACGACCTTCTCCTCTCGAAGGACAAGATCGGTCGCAAGCTCTACGCCAACATCAGCGAGCTCCAGTCCACGCTTCGCGTCTCGAACATCGTGACCGTTGAGGTCATGGAGTCTGAGTCGGTTGAGGGCGGCGAGCTTCTTGCGATCATGGTCAACCTCGGCGACTACACCCTCGGTGCAGACAGGGGTGGTGCTCTGTCGATGTTTGACGACTTCGACATCGACTACAACCAGTACAAGTACCTCATGGAGACTCGTATCTCTGGTGCTCTGACCAAGTTCAAGACGGCGCTTGTCTTCTCTCGCGCTACGGGCACTAAGGTTACGCCTTCTGCCCCGACGTTCAACAGCGAGACGAACACGATCACCATCCCCTCGGTCACTGGTGTGACGTACTCGATCGATGACTCGCCTGTTACTGGCACCGTGGTCATCACTGAGAACACGACGGTTGAGGCGTCTGCGAATGAGGACTACTACTTCGCCGACGGCACGACCACCGAGTGGACGTTCGAGTTCAACGACCAGGCTCAGTAGTAAGCCGGTTTCACAATGGCAAAGTATTACGGTGAAATAGGCTACGCAGTAACTAAGGAAACTGTTTCTGGCGTTTGGGAGGAAGAAATCACAGAGCGTAAGCACTATGGTGATGTTCTTCGGAACTTTCGTCGTCAGACCCAGGGGGATAAAGTAATCCCCGATCTGACAGTTAGCAATGCTATTAGTATTGTGGCCGATGCGTATGCTAATGAGCACTTCTTTGCCATTCGCTACATTAAGTGGGCGGGGGCTTACTGGCTCGTCTCAAATGTCGAAGTCAGAAGCCCCCGCCTCATCTTAACGTTGGGGGGTGTGTATAATGGGCCGACGGGAGGATCTCCAGAGCCTACTGGAGACGATGGGGACGAGTAATGTATATTTTCAACCCCCGGAAAACCTGAAGATTCAATACCCCGCAATTATCTATCAGCGAAATTGGCGTGCTACAGACTACGCTAATAACGAGCCGTATAATCACAAAAAGCGCTATCAAGTTACTGTGATTGATAGGAATCCAGATAGCTCGATTCCGGAAAAGATTGCAGATCTCCCCCTTGCAAGGTTCGCAACGCACTTTGTCAAGGATGGTCTGAATCATGACGTTTACAACATATTTTTCTAGAAAGGAATAACACCCATGTCTAGGATTACTTGGGATGGTGTTGGGGACCGACTGTATGAGACTGGCGTCGATCGCGGCGTTCTCTACATCCCCAACAACCAGGGGGAGTACGTTAACGGGTATGCATGGAATGGACTCACCTCAGTCAACGAGTCCCCCTCCGGCGCCGAGGCAACCCCGCAGTACGCGGACAACCTCAAGTACCTGAACCTTCAGTCTGCCGAGGAATTTGGTGGAACGATCGAAGCGTTCACCTACCCGGAGCAGTTCGCTCAGTGCGACGGATCGGCAGCTCTTGCTCCCGGTGTGTTTGTCGGTCAGCAGACTCGCAAGCCGTTCGGCTTCTCGTACCGGACGCTTCTTGGTAACGATGTCGACTCCACCGATCACGGATACAAGCTTCACCTGGTTTACGGTGCGCTAGCTTCGCCGTCGGAGAAGGCGTACTCAACGGTCAATGAGTCCCCCGAGGCGATGACGTTCTCTTGGGAGTTCAGCACGACGTCGGTTCCGGTTCCTGATCACAGCCCGTCGGCGACGATCACGATCGACTCGACAAAGGTGAACTCGGCTAAGCTGGCAGCACTCGAGGACATCCTCTACGGAACGGACATTCAGACTCCGCGTCTTCCGCTTCCCGCAGAGATCGTCTCGCTCTTCGAGGGCGTTTCGAACTTGGTGTACGCTACGTCTCCGACCTTCAACGAGGAGACGAACACGATTACGATCCCCTCGGTCGCCGGCGTTCGTTACACCATCGACGGTGAGACGGTCACTGGTTCGGTCGTCATCACTGAGGACACGCTCGTCCGTGCATTCCCGAACGTTGGTTACCAGCTGTCGGCCACATCGGACGACGACTGGGCGTTCGAGTACCAGGACTGATAGAAAGGAGGCCAGGGGGTGCTTAAGATCAAACTTCCAGGACAAGAGTTCTTCGACGACAAAGCCCAAGAGTTTGTCGAAATAGGTTCGATCGAGCTTGAACTTGAGCACTCCCTGGTCGCCCTTTCAAAATGGGAGTCGATTTGGGAGAAGCCGTTCTTAGGCCCAGACAAAAAGACTTCTGAAGAGACGCTTTCGTACATCCATTGCATGGTCGTTTCTCCTGAAATTCCTATAGAAGATCTGTACAGGCTTTCGGAAGAGAACATTAAAGACATAAATGAGTACATCAATGCAAAGATGTCAGCCACATGGTTTAATGAGCTTACAAATCGAAAGACGTCCAGAGAAGTGCACACTGCCGAGATTATCTATTACTGGATGCTCACTCTACAAATCCCAACAGAGTGTGAAACTTGGCATTTGGGCCGTCTGTTTACGCTTATCAAGGTCGTAAACGAGAAGAACGCTCCTAAGAAGAAGGTTCCTCGCCGAGATGTCCTTCAATCGTATGCGCAACTTAATGCTCAACGTCGAGCTCAATTGAATACCTCAGGCTAAGAAGGGAGGTGTGGCGTAAATGGCAAGACTTACATGGGGCGACCCAGAAACTAGGCGCTTTGAGGATGGCATTAGTCGTGCAGTTCTGTATGTTGACGGTGGTTATGGTGTCCCCTGGAATGGTGTAGTCTCTATCGAAGAAGCACCAGAAGGCGGCGAACCACACTCTTTCTTCTATGATGGAGAGAAGTACAAGCAAACTTTTACTTCTGAAGTTTTTGAAGGAAAGATTGAAGCATACACCTATCCTGACGAGTTTGCCGTTTGTATGGGTCTGAGAAGTATTCGGCCTGGTTTTGGAATTGGATACCAGAACAAGAAGCCGTTCAATCTTTGTTATAGAACCGAAATTGGAGACGGAATCACTCAGGACAAGGGGTATAAGCTCCATTTGGTCTATAATGTTTGGGCTGGCGCTACAGAATTGACTCGACAGACCCGCGGAAGTGATTCCGAGCCGGCTTTGTTCTCTTGGGATCTAACCACAGTGCCGATCAAGGTTCCGGGGTATAGATCTTCGTCATATTTTGTTCTAGATTCCTCCGCAATCGAACAAGAAACTATGGCGGCAATCGAAGATCTACTATATGGGACAGACGAAACGCTCGCTACTTTCCCTACCACGGATGAGATCCTCTCAATTCTTGGAATTCCAGAGGACCCGATTACTCTAACGGTTTTTGGGGATACATTCGAAGTTTCCGGGACAAGGCGACAGGTTTCGCTCCTTACCGGTGGTCGTTTCTCGGTCGATAGCGACTTTGTTACTGTGACCGACGATAAGTATACAATTTCTACAGATTAGGAGGGGGCGATATGGTCAACGCTACTAGCTATACAGACGAAGCTATCGACCTTCTATTAAACCAGAAGGTTTCTCTCGAAGGTCATCAGACCATCTCTGGGATTAAGACCTTCGAGTATACACCGATTATCCCTTCAAGTGCGCCTTTGACCGATGGACAGGCTGCAAATAAGAAGTATGTCGATGACTCAATTGATGTCATCCAGAGTATTCTTGATGGTCAAGCTCCAATCTATAAGGTTGCCAATACAACAGAGCGTGGCGCTCTTGCGTCTGCTTTGTCTCCGAGCACAAATAACCCACTTTTTGTGTGGAGAGTAGACGCGCCGAGTTATAGAAAACTTGAATATACAACCGACAACGTAACTTGGGGGTATCTTCTTAGTTCTAGAGACCCCCTAGTTACCATGACACAGAGAGGATTTGCCGATATTTCAGTTGCTGGACTTGCCCCTCAGACAGCTGGGGTGTCTCAGGCAGTAACATTTCCGGAACCTTTTCCTGGAACGCCAACGGTTGTTGCTCAGTTAACCGGCTCGAACTGGGGAGCTTCGGTCAGTATTTGGGGGACCAACAGTACAGGCTTCAGCATGACGCCGAGAAACAATCAGACAGCTGCGAGTTTTTCTGGATCACTAAGATTTAACTGGATTGCCACGTATTAGAAACCGAGGTTGCCATGAAAATCCAGGTCGGGCATCGTGGCGACTTTAAGAACACCGAAAATTTTCTAAAGCAAGTCACTAACTTAGACATTGCTTTGGCTCTTCATAAGTACGGTGTAGAGGGGGTCGCCGCCCTCGATAGTTCAACTCCAGAAGACTCTGGTGTCACTGCCAGCTCATGGACGTACAAAGTTTCCGTAACTAAGAACGTCTATACGATTTCCTGGCACAACAACAACATTGTGGACGGCGTCCCCCTCGTAATTCTTCTTCAGTATGGCCACGGAACGAGAAACGGTGGTTATGTTCAAGGGAGAGACTTTATCAACCCCGCGATTCAGCCTATATTTGAGCGAATCGCTGCCGACGTATGGAATGAGGTGAGATCGGCATGAGTAGTATTGACCAGAGAATAGTTCAGATGCGTTTTGACAACGCACAGTTCGAGCGAGGTGTCCAGAACACGCTTAAGACTCTTGACGATCTTAAGAAGGGCCTCAATCTTGATGATCAGAAGGCGCAATTCCAAGCTCTGTCTGACGTCGCGAAGAATCTCAATGTCGAGCACATCGCGGACAATGTTGAGAAGGTTTCTTCTCGTTTTGGCGCGCTAGGCGCCATCGGATTCAGCGCTCTTAACCGACTCACCACCGCGGCAATCGATGCGGGAACATCTATGGCTTCGGCTATGATTGATCCCATTGTCGAGGGCGGTAAGAAGCGAGCTCTCAACATCGAGCAGGCCAAGTTCCAGTTCAAGGGCCTTGGCATGAATGTTAAGCAGTCCATGGAGGACGCACTTTTCGCGGTGAAGGGAACGGCCTTTGGCCTGGACGAGGCGGCGGTCGTGGCTGCTCAGTTCGGAGCCTCGGGTGTTAAGTCGGGCGCTGAAATGCAGTCGGCTCTTCTTGGTATTTCTGGCGTCGCTGCTATGGCTGGCGCAAGCTATACCGACGTCGGTAATATCTTCACAAAGGTTGCCGGTCAGGGTCGACTGATGGGTGACGACCTTAACCGTCTCGGTGTTCGAGGAATTAACGCGGCCGCAGAGATGGCTAAGTCGATGGGGACCACCGAGGTCGCCGTTCGAAAGATGGTTTCCGAGGGCAAGATTGGCTTCAACGAGTTCGCTAAGGTTATGAGTGACGCCTTCGGTGAGCACGCAACTAAGGCAAATGAAACCTATACAGGTTCGCTGTCTAACATGCGTGCGGCACTGGCTCGTGTTGGCGCGGATGTTGCTACGCCATATTTTGAGAGTCAGCGAAAGATCTTCAACGCTCTTACGCCAGTCATCGACACACTTAAGGGTGCAGTCGAGCCATTCTACAAGGTCTGGCGTCGACTGATGAAGATTCGCTCTAACGCTTTGGTAGACTTCCTTACAAACTTGGATCTTGGTCCACTTGTTAACGTCCTAAATGCAGTCGGAAAGGGGCTTAATCGCTTCATCAAGGGTATCGTCCAGGGTAAGGGTCCTCTTGAGGGGCTTCACCGATTTGTGTCCGGACTTGCTGTGCCATTCCGTCTCCTAGGTAAGCTCTTTAGCACGGTTGTTGGTACGATCAAGCGAGCGCTGTTCCCACTCAATCTTAGTTTGGGGATCTCGGGCGAAGCAATCGCCGACTTCCTGGGGGGTATTGGTGACTGGTTCACAAACCTCGAGAAGAAGATCGCTCTTTCCGGAACGTTCTACAAGTTCGGAAAGAAGCTTCTGAGCATTCTCCAGCCGATCATTGCATTCTTCCAGTCTGCAGGAGAGACGGTTAGCCGAGTTTGGTCGGAGTTCTTCCCGCAAGGTCTCGGTCCGCTATTCTCTGAAGTTGGGGCGTGGTTCCAGAGTCTTGGCGACAACGTCGAGTCGTTCCTGATCGGCCCTCTCGACTTCCTTAAGCGCGCTGGTGAGAGCATTAAGGATTTCATTCAAAATGGGATCACTTCGCTTAAGGATGCCTTCTCTAGTATCGGAGAAGCATCTAATGAGTCAGTCGGAAAGGGGATGGAATTCCTCGCTCCGATTGGTGAGAAGATTGTTGAGGTCTGGAACAAGGTCACAGATGCATTTGGAAGGGCTGGAAGGGCTCCGGGGGAATTTGTCAATGAACTTCGTGGCATTGGCGAGGACGTCCGAGCTATTATGGCCGATTTCATGGCTCGTCTTGATCCGAACGTGGCTATGGGTTCGCTCAACTTGGGGGTCGCGGCAGTCATAGCTAAGATTTTCAAGGACATTCTCGGACCGTTTAACTCAATTCTCAAGAATGTTAACGTCCTTGAGCCCATCAATCATGTGATGAAGGGGTTGACTGGAACCCTAAAGGGCATGGAACTCCAGCTCAAGGCGGATGCGATCCTCAAGATTGCTTTCGCCATTGGTGTCCTGGCAGGGTCGATGTTCATCCTGTCTAAGATCAACCCAGACAATCTTGGTCAGGCCTCGGTTGCTCTTGCAGCTTTGATTGGTTCAGTCTTGGCCAGCATGTACATGCTCGAAGAGATGACAACCAGCGCTAAGTCAACCGAATTCGTCAAGATCTCGGCATCTCTCATGATTTTGGCTGCCGCGATTGGGATGATGGCGCTCTCGGTCAAGGTCCTTTCGACAATTGATCCTGCGAGTTTGACTGCCGGAACCGTAGCAATGGCTGCAATTATGGCCTCTGTTCTCGGATTTGCTCTAGCACTGTCTAAGATGGACGGTCTAAAAGCAGGGAACCTTCTTGCTGCTGCAGCATCGGTCATGCTTCTTGGAGTCGGTCTCAGCTCAGTTGCAGGCGCAGTTAAGATTCTTTCTCTACTCGACCCAACTACTTTTGAGGTTGGATTCTCAAGAATGCTTGCCATTCTGACGACTATTGGGATTGCGCTGAGTCTGATCCCAAAGACAGCGTTGCTTTCTGCGGCAGCGCTTACGGTCGTAGCGTTTGCACTGACGCTTTTGACAGGTCCTTTGGCAATTCTTGGAACCTTCTCAGAGGACATGATCAGTAAGTCTTTGATCATGCTAGCAGGTTCGTTAGCGATCATTGCTGCTGCCATGTATGCTATGACCGGTGCAATTCCGGGCGCATTGGCTCTACTAGTCATCGCTGGAGCATTGACGGTTCTTTCGTCGGTTTTCCTCGTGCTAGGAGCACTGCCCTGGGACTTTGTCGTTAACGGACTAATGGTCATGGGCGTTATATTTGCAGCATTGGCGGTTTCGGCGCTTCTTATGGCCCCGGCAATTCCTCTAATTCTGGCACTTGGCGTGGCTATCGCCGCTCTAGGTATCGGAGCTATGGCTGCGGGCGCAGGAATGATGATGGCGGCAAGCGCTATTGGAACTCTTGCGGCTGTTGGTCTAGTTGGGGTTGGGGTAATCCTGGCATTTATTCGTGGTCTGATCAACATGATTCCTTTGCTCGCCACAAACGTTGCTAAGGGACTGTTGGCTTTCGCCACGGTAATTACTCAGGGTGCGCCAGTACTTGCTGGGGCTCTTGGGGCGGTTCTTCTAGCGCTTATCGACACTCTTACCGCCGTGATTCCACATCTTCTTGATCTGGTATTCACGACGCTAGAGCAAGTGGTTACGGGTCTCTTGGATTACATTGTAACCATGGTCCCTCGCCTAGTTGAGGGCGGTCTTAAGCTTTTGACCGGCATTCTCGACGGTATTGCCAATAATATCGGGGATGTTGTAACCGCGGCGACAAACCTCGTTACCGAATTTATGTCGGCGCTGGAAGACAACATTCCAAAGCTTGTGGCCCAGGGTTTCAAGATGGTTATCGGTATTGCCGATGGTATTGCCGATGCTATCGAGGAGAATGTGCCAGAACTAATCGAGGCTGGTCGAAGGCTTGGTCAAGCAATCATTGACGGTTTGGACCAGATTATCGCATCCGTCCCGATTCTTGGGGATATTTATAAGGCCGGAAAGAACATTGGCCAGGCAATCTATGATGGCGTGGCGAATCTTCTGGAAATCCATTCCCCATCTAAGAAGTTCAAGCAGCTTGGTCAGTTTGTAATTGAAGGATTCGTTCAGGGACTGGTTGGCGGTCGAGATGCTGTGATTGGAACCTATCAGATTATGCGCGATGGGCTCCGAACCTTCATCGATGAGTCTGGTCGAGAAATTGAGCAGCACATCAGCCGGCTTAAGAGCCTGAATAAGGATAGTAAGAAGAACGAAAAGGAAATTAAGAAGACCGAGCAAGCAATCAAGGACCTTCGTAAGGAGCGAAAGGCGGCCGGAGAGGCCCTTGAGGAGCTGACCAAGAAGCAGAAGGATAATCGTCAGTCGTTGGTTCGTCTTGGGAAGGAGCACGACAAGGTTAACGAGAAGCTCGAAGCCGAGAAGGCACTTCTTAAAGACGCGATTAAGACGAGAGACGATTACCGAGAAAGCATCAAGGATCAGTATAACGAACTTCCTGGTTTGGTTGAGGACAGCACAGCCGTAAGCATTGAGAGCTGGTCCGAAGCAACAACCGAGCAAATTGAAAACACTAAGAAGTTCGCAGCGGCACTTCAGCAACTTCGAGACCGCGGTCTTAACGACACCATGTACAAGAAGCTTCTTGAAGAGGGTGTTGACGCGCTTCCATTTGTGCAAGATCTTTTGGATGCGGGTGACAGCGGTGTTCGAGACATCAATAAGCTTGCTGATGAGCTCGAAAAGGCTTCCGAGAACCTCGGCAAGTCTGCTTCGAACGAGCTATACCAAGCGGCAGTCGATTCGGCCAAGGGTATTGTCGACGGTTTGAAGAAGGAGCGGAAGCAGATCGAGAAGGAGATGGAGAAGATTGCTAAGGCCATGGCCAAGGCTATCAAGAAGGAACTTGGCATTAAGTCCCCTTCGCGAGTCTTCCGTAAGATCGCCATTCAGACGGTTGAGGGTCTCACCGGCGGTATTCGTTCGACCACAACTAAGGCGGTTTCGGCCACTAAGAATATGGGCGAACAAATCACTGACGCACTCTCTAACACGCTTTCTAACGTTGGAAGAGAACTGGATGGAGATGTCGATCTGAATCCGAGAATTACACCAGTCTTGGATCTTTCTAAGGTTCAGAAGGATTCTAACCTTATAGACGGCATGTTTGCAGGCAAGACGATCAATCTTGATACGTCTATCGCGCAGGCGTCTATGCTGTCGTCCTCGGTCAAGGCTGGGGAAGGTGTTCTCGGACAAGCGTCGGCTCCTTCGGGAACCAACATTAATCTCACACAGTACAACAACTCTCCGAAGGCTATCTCGCCAGCGGAGACTTATCGCCAGACAAAGAATGCACTATCCGTTGCGAAGGGAGCGTTGCCGAGCTAATGCTTACCAAGATTGAGATTGTTAATCCTGCCGGTTCGACACTGGCTCTTGATATGTTCGATTCGTCAAATGGATATGTCATTGAGGAGATCACGGGATTGGAGCCGTCTAAGGCCTCTTTCTCCTCGTCAACCCTCCCAAACTTTGATGGCGAACAGTTCATGAATAGTCGGACGGACAAGCGGAACATCGTTGCGACGCTTCGTCTTGAGCCGGACGACCCGGGGAGTACCTCCGTTCAGGAATTGAGGAGGGGGCTTTACCCTTTCTTCATGCCTGGAACGGAGGTACTCCTCCGGTTCTTCATGGATAACGAGTTCTTCTGTGAGATTCGAGGGCGTATTGAGTCACTTGATGCGCCTTTATTCACTAGAGAGCCAAAAGCTGTCATCTCGATTCTCTGCTTCGATCCATATTTTAGATCGAACGATAGCGTAACCCCAGAACAGATTAACGTCGATTGGGATTATGACTATTACGGAGATGTTGAGACGGGCATATTTGCAGAATTTACGTTGCTCAGTGATGATCATTCAGGTTTTCGTCTCCGAGTTGTAAATTCTAAGTACGGGACGCAAGTTCTAGAAGTCCTGTACGACTTCCAAAACGGAGATCTCCTTCGTTTCAATTCCACTCCGGGTAACAAGGAATTGACGCTTGTCCGAGATGACGAGGAAGTTTCCTTGCTGGGGTACATCGCCCCAAGGTCTGTTTGGCCACTAGTAACCCCCGGGGCAAATAGCGTTTCTATATTTGACTCTGGGTGGCCTTCGTCTCCGCCATCAGTTCCTTGGGTTGATTATGTGGTAACTGTGAAGTATGGAGGACTCTAATGGATATCTACACCCTAGATGGTTCTTTTCGAAATAATCAAATCATTGATCGTTACGAATCGTTCATCTGGACAGAGCGGTTTAATTCCCATGGCGATTTCGAATTGATCCTTCCTGGAGATGGGGGGGACTCAGCAAAGCTCGCACTGGGCAGCTTCATCTCGATTGATGACTCACTTCGTGTCATGAAGGTTGAGACGTCCGAGCGAATCACAGACGAGGATGGAAGCGTTAAGCGTAAGCTTACTGGACGGTCTCTTGAGGCTGTTATACTCGAGTCTCGAGTCGCCATGTCAATTCACGCGTCTATCGGCGCAGGTTTTAATAAGTGGCGGTATGGCGGTCGTCCGCTTTCGGCAATTAGTGAGTTCTATCGAATTCTTCTAATTGAGAACCCTCTCTACACCGCCGATCTGATCCCAGAACTGAGCTCCATGTGGCAATCTTCTTTGCCGCTTCCCACCGGTGACATTCCGTTTCCGGACGAGACCTACAGTTTCGAGTTGGATTCTCAGAACATGTATGAGACGATCAAGCTAATCTGCGAGACGTTCAATCTTGGATTCCGAATTCTCAAGGATCCTCAGCATGAGCAGATTCACTTCTCTGTCTATACTGGCTTTGATCGGACTACTGGACAATCTAATAACCCACCGGTCATCTTCAGTCAGAGTCTTGAGAACGTACTTAAGACGACGGAACTTGAGTCGATCTCGAACCTCTACAATGTGGCATACGTCTTCGCTCAAAATGGGGTCGCCGTAGTGTATGGTAACGGCTTTAACTCTAGCGTTAGCGGAATCGAGCGTCGTGTTCTTCGAGTGATGGCTGAGGATCTGGACATCCCCGCTGGCTCCACCCTAAACCTCGCCATGCAGAGAAAGGGCTTGGAGGCTCTCGGACAGCATCGATCGTTTAGCGGTTTCGATGGCGAGATCTCCCAGAACAGCTCATACGCATATGGCGTAGATTATCAGCTCGGTGACTTGGTCGAGATTAAGAATGATCGAGGCTGGTCATCTCATGTCCGAGTAACCGAGCAGATCTTCGTTTCAGACGCCGAGGGTGATCGACAGTATCCAACTCTGACAACCGAGTTGACGATTACTCCCGGGACATGGCTTGGTTGGCCGCCTTCCGAAGAGTGGGTCGACGTGAGTGATAACTGGAGTGATGTCTGATGGCTATCGGAGATGACGCAACCGGGCAGGGCTATCCTCTAGTTCCAGATACGGGTAGCGATGACGCTCGGGTTCGTTGGGGTGCTCGTGAGATCAACCGCACTCGAGATTTCATTGCTCAGGTTAAGGCCTCTGTTCTTGGGATTTGGCCGGTGTCTCGAGGCGGGACAGGCGCAAACAACAAGTCTCAGGCTAAGATTAATTTGGGTTTTAGCTATGGGACGAGTGATCCTACTGGCGGGGAGAACGGCGATATCTACTTCAAGGTTATTGGATAGATCATGGCTGCCCCAGGACCCAGAAAAATCACAAGTTTAACGTTTGTTCCAACCAGCTCCGTGAACGTTAGGTTTACTTCCTCAGGAGCGTCAGCCATTGCAAACAGCGTTGAGTATGTACAGGCTGGGTCTGGATGGGGAAATCCTCTAGTGATGAATGTCCCTGGATCCGCGGATTTCGCAGCCATCTCGATCCCAAACAGTGGATGGGGTAAGGACTGGCTGGTTAGGGTCAGGGGCGTCAACGCTGATGGCTATGGTCCATATAGCGAGCCCGAAGTAGTATATATTCCGGGGCTTCCGACAACAATGGTTAATCTAAAATTGTCTTTGGCAAGGCCAATTAACGTTTCGTTTTCATGGTCTTTCCCTCTGGGATATTCTGCAGCTTTGGCTGCGCTAGTCACTAGTTATGAAGTTCAGTACTCGGTTAATAGTACGTTTGCTGGTTCGCAATCGCTAACCACCAAGAATCGTTCGGTAGTAATTACTGACGCGGCAATTGGTAGAGTAACATATTTTCGAGTGAGAGCTAGGAACTCTCAAGGTTGGGGTCCGTGGTCTACGCCCGCGCTCCTACTTCTTGACGGGGGTCCAAGAGTAAGACAGTCGGGAGCTTGGAAGCATACGATCGCTTATGTGAATGTTAGCGGTGTATGGCGAAAAGCTATTCCGTTCGTTAAGCAAAATGGCGTATGGAAGCCCGGCATCGGGTAAATATAGAAACGGACAAACGCCCTATGGACACACTGGTAACAGCCATCATTTCTTCACTCGCCGGGGTAATGGCCTCTTCAGGATTTTGGGCATACATGAGTAATAGAAGCGGTCGAAAGGATGCCATCCAGTCTTTACTGCTGGGGCTTGCGCACGACCGAATCATTTTCTTGGGTATGTCCTACATCAAGCGGGGGCACCTCACCAAGGATGAGTATGAGGATTTTCGAAAGTACTTGTACGATCCGTATTCCAAATTCGGTGGGAACGGACTAGCGGATAAGGTAATGATTGAGGTTAACAAGTTACCTTTTGAAAACAAGTCTAGCCCCATCGCAACCGTTTTGAAGGAGAAAGATGACGAACGCGGGGAAGAGTAATACGTTGCTCTCTAATCTCACATACGATCGCCTTAAGTTCCTGGTTCAGATCGTCATTCCAGCAGTTAGTGCGCTGTATGTCGGTCTAGCACAGATCTGGGGGTTCCCCAACGTCGAGCAGGTCGCGGGCACCCTGGCTGTGATTGCGGTATTCCTTGGCACGGTTCTTCGAATCAGTGTTAAGTCGTACAGCAATAGCCAAGATCGTTTCGACGGGACGCTGGTTATCGATACTTCCAACGATGACACGGATGTGTATTCGCTTGAGGTGGATACTCCTCTGTCGATTCTGAATTCTAAGAACGAGCTCACAGTTAAGGTGTCGCACCGGTAACACGGCTTATAGTGACATCCTCTATGAAAGGAGACCTATGTCGCTGTTTAAGACCAAGACAGACCGTCAACTCGACGACGCTATCTCTAAGACTCTCGACGAGCTTAAGAATGAAGTCGTCGGTTCTGACGAGCACACCAAGATCTTGTCGGCTCTGGACCAGCTATACAAGGCTCGTTCGTACAACACGAATGACCGAGTTAGCATGGACACAGTGCTGACGATCTCGGCCAACCTCCTCGGAATCGTGACCATCCTGAGCTTCGAACGAAGCCATGTGATCGCGTCCAAGGCGTTGTCGTTCATTGTCAAGGCTCGACCGTGACCAGCTTACTTCTATAGACCTGCTCAAAAGAGTAAGGCCCGTACATCATATCCGTACGGGCCTTACTCTTTTTCTCGCACCTCCAACATCGCATCCTAAAATTTTCCCGGGTGGGATTTTTGGCGGGGAGTTCGCATGGAAAACAGGGCTTATAGTGACAACCATTCCCTTTTTAGAAAGGCTAGTTCGCCATGCGCTACTACCAGTTGCTCATCGCCGCTCCGCTCATCCTGCTCAGCCTGATCCTGTTCATACCCGTCATCGTCATCGTGTTGGTACTGGGTCTGCTAGAGGAATGCATTAGCTTTCTCGGCTATGAGTCCCCGGTCAAGGCTCTCGTGAACGACCTCAACAAGAAGTAGTCAAAGACTGAGACCCCCAACACGGGTCTCTTTCTTTTTCGCATGGAAAACAGGGCTTATAATGACATCCAATCGCTTTTAGAAAGGACATTTTCTATGTTCGTTGTGCCCGTTGAGGCTTTCAAGCCGATCGGTGAAGTTCTGCGAGGGGACGTCATCCAATTGAATCCCGAACTGCCCGGTGTCTTCGTACACTCCAGGGAGCTTGCTCTCCCGAGTCCCTACAACAAGACCGCGCTTTGCGTGTCCACACTGGATGATGACCCTCTCGCTTTTACCTTCGCCCCGATCGTTCTTTACGACAACTCGCATATCGTTTATGTGAAAGAACACCATTTCTAGGACGCAAAGAAAGAGACTCCTAACACGGGTCTCTTTCTTTTTCGCATGGAAAACAGGGCTTATAATGACATCCGTCATCGATTTGAAAGGAAAATCGTCATGAAGAAGTACACCTTTTGGAACTTCGTCCTCGATGCAACGCTCACGCTGTTCACCGGAGGACTCTGGCTCATCTGGGTCCTTGTTCGTGAGATCCGAAACTCTAATCGCTGATCTCTAAAGATTGAGACCCCTAACACGGGTCTCTTTCTTTTTCGCAGCCAAAACAAGGCTTATAGTGACACCCCCGTACACTATAAGAAAGGACCAAACGCCATGCGTTTGATCTTGGCCATCCTGGTTTACCCCATCGTCATTCTGTACCGCGTCATTGTCATGCTCATGCTGATTCTCCGATACGCGCTCCGAATCGTGGAGTACCCTCTGACTGCGCTCAAGTTCACCACAGGCCAGTGGCATCTGACCTACACTAGGTACAACTAGTCAAAGATTGAAGCCCCTCACAAGGGCTTCTTTCTTTTTCCCTCGCATAAAAAACACATCTTATAATGAGAAGAAGAGATATATTTAGATATCTAGTGCAGTATTTATGCTACACATCTTCTCATTTTTTGGCTTAGAAAGGAGGCTATGGTGATTCAAGATGTCTTTAAGAAGGCTGTAAAGACCGTGTCGGATAACGCCCCGGCAATTCTTACAGGTATTGCTGTTGTTGGAACGATCGGGACTACAATCTTGGCTGTTCGTTCGACGCCCGAGGCACTTAGGCGCGGTGAAGAGGACAAGGCCGCCAACGGGTCGCCACAGACAAAGATGGAACTGGCGAAGCGGTATGTAAAAGTGTATGGGCCTGTATACGCTCCAGCAATCGTAACAGGCGCTCTTACAATTACGTGCATCGTTTGTGCTAATCGTGTAGGGTCGCGCCGAGCAGCTCTTCTCGCCAGCGCATATTCTCTTTCGGAAAAGGCGTTCTCAGATTATAAGGACGCTGTGGTCGAGCAAATCGGCTCAAAGAAGGAAGAGAAGATTCGAGATTCGGTTGCTCAGAATAAGGTAGCCGAGGACCCCGTTTCGAATAAGGAAGTCTACATCACTGGGAATGGCGACGTTCTCTGCTACGAGACCATCACTGGCCGATACTTCCGTAGCGACATTGAGACTCTCCGGAAGGCTCAGAACGACATCAACGCGAAGATTCTTCGTGATATGTATGCTTCTCAGAATGAGTTCTACAATCTGATCGGTCTTGCACCCACTGGTATGGGGGAAGAGCTTGGGTGGACTGTCGATCATCAAATGGATCTCCAATTCTCCTCAGTCCTTTCCGAGGATAATAAGCCTTGTCTTGCTCTGGGATATCGAATGACCCCCGTTCGGGATTACTACAAGTTCGGATAGGTCGCACTTAAAACTGGGCTTATAATGACATACCACTTCTTTGAAAGGAAACTAGTATGCGTTATCTCTTGCTCCCGATCCTGTTCCCCCTCTGGATCATCTACAAGATCCTCTTCTACATCACCACCGTCGTGGTGCACATGAACTGGAAGATCTCCAACGTGATCCGAGCAGCGGGCTTCACGCCGAGAGTACACCTGCTCTTCACATCCGTTACCAAGAAGTAGTCAAAGACTGAGACCCCTAACACGGGTCTCTTTCTTTTATGATCGCATTAAAAACACGTTCTATAATGACATCCGTCACTACTGAAAGGAAACCGACATGACCGACTCACCCGACCAGGTCGTCGCCCCCAAGAAGAAGTTCTTTGAGTTCCTGAAGTCCCGCCGCGTCCTGGCGTACACCGGCGCTGGCATCCTCAGCATCATTGCTGTGGGTGCCACACTCGACCGCTACAACACGTCGCGGGGGAACCTCACGTTCACCGAAGAGGACTCTCCCGAGGACGACTGACCTCACTAGTCGTCGTCTAACCTCGTACTGGCTATGTCCATAGTCTAAGCCTATGCTAACTCACACCTAGCATAGGCTTAGACTTTTTTCTTTTATCCAGTCATATTTAGGAGTAACAAATGATTAAGAAGTCTGTAACCTACAAGGATCTGTACGGTCGTCATGTCACGGAGGATCTGTACTTCCACCTCAGCGAATATGAGCTTGTGGAGCTCCAGTTCTCCCACGAGAATGGCTGGGCCGAGTACATCGACACCCTCGTGAAGTCCGAGAACCCCCGTGAAGCGTTCGCAGCCATGAGCAACATCGTTCTTACGGCTTACGGCGAGCGCGAGGAAGATGGTCGTGGCTTCCGTAAGAACGACGCGATCCGTGAGCGATTCAAGAACAGCCTCGCGTTTAATGAGATCGTTCTCGGTTTCCTCGAGGACCCGTCAAGCGGCGCAGAGTTCGTTCGGGGCCTAGTCCCCAACGATATTGCTTCTCGATTCCAGGCAATCGCGAGCTCGAATGAGGGCGAGAACGTCGACGAGAAGCCTGTAGCACGCCTGGAACCTAAGGATCACCTCCCAAAGAAGACCGAGATGGTCTCAGCTTCTGAGGACGCTGACCGTATGGCGTTCGAGGAGTGGAAGGCTCGGCAGTCCGAGGGCTAAACGACGTTAAGGGGGGATCTGCCCAGCAGCGAAGAGTATCAGATATACTTATCGCGGAGAGGCTCGATCTTAAACAACCGCTCACCCCTCATAAAAGGTGCCCCCACATCACCTAGCAACTTTTGAAAAATGTCGAAGCGAAAGGCTTTACTCATGGGACATATAATTCCAACCCACATGGCAATCGTCATCAAGCCCAGCAATCGAAAGAAGATTGCTATCCTGTCGGTTGTCAAGATCGACAAGGAAAGTGTCGGTGACATCTACCTCCACCCGTACGACCCCGCCGGATCGCCGAGTATCGTTTCCGTTGGCGAGTTCATGAAGTGCTACATGACTAATGAGGATGCCCTCTCGGGCGAGTTCTTCATCGACGTAGTTAAGCGGTGATTTAGCTAAATCCTACCATCAAGCACACTGTTAAAACGTGCTTTGGGTCGTAGGATTTATCGCATCTAAAACATCGCTTATAGTGACAACAGACTCTCGAAAGGAGACCTGAGATGCGACACATCATCGCCCTGCTCAAGTTCGTTCTGCGCCTCGCCGCTTGTTTCGGTATCGGCATCATCTTGTCCCTGACCTTCGCTAGGATCCTCCCCCCGAGCACGTCCATGAGCCTCATCAAGAGGATCTCGGTCGCGCTCGGGATGTGGTTCTTCATCGATCTAGTTCAGAGACGAGTTGGCCGACACGTCAACAAGACCGTCGACAACGTGATCGAATCTACGGGCTACAAAGTCCAACCTCACCCACTCGACAAGCTCTGACTCAAGATAAGAGGCCCTAACAAGGCTTCTTATCTTTTATATTTTAGGAGACCTTAGTGACACAGCCAACAAGCTCGAACTATCCCGGTAACAGCCACAAGGATCGAGCGCCACAGACAGAAGAAAAGACCGAGAAGAAGGTGGAGCGAGTGACCGAAGGTAAGGTCATTCAACGAAAGAAGCCGCTCGGTCGCAAGCTCGCAGAGACGTTCACCAGCGAAGATGCTAAGAGTGCCGGTATGTTTATCCTGATGGATGTTCTCGTTCCAGCATTTAAGAACATGGTCTCTGACGCAGTCAGTCAAGGCGCAGATCGAATGCTCTTTGGTGAGAGTCGACCATCTCGCAGTTCTCAAGGCTCTCGAACTCGACACACGCCCTATGATTCGCTCTCTCGTAGCTCCAGCATCTCCTCTCAGAGGAACATTAGCCGACGAGGTCGTACAACACACGACTTCGGTGAGGTGGTGTTCGACTCTCGTATCGAGGCAGAGAACGTCCTGGACAGGCTGACCACCATCATCAATCAGTATGACGTGGCAACTGTATCCGACCTCTACGAGTTGGTCGGCATCACCGGAAGCTACGTCGACGACAAGTGGGGGTGGTCCGATCTCCGTGGCGCACGTGTCCGACTGGTGCGAGAGGGATATTTGCTGGAGCTTCCTCCTACCGAACCTATGACCTAACAAAACACAACATAAGGAGACAAGATGCGTAAGACTGTAAATGTAACATTTTTCAAGTGCCAATGCGGAAAAATACATACTGCTGGGTCGGTCACAACTAGCACGCGATGCATTTGTGGTGCGTACCTACTTAACATTCTGTACACGTTGTTTCCTTATGTTGCTTCTCTTCATTTTATGGGGCTTCCTAGCAACCAGGATGTGTACGCCGCGTAACTATCAATTGGAGTTTTTAAAATGAACCAAGTGGAGATGCGCAAGAAGGTTGCAGATGCATATCCTGGAGCGCAGTGGCGCAAGAAGGTTGAAAAGATGTCTGACGCTCAACTCTATGCCACGTATCGCCGTCTTCTAAGTAGTGGACGAATTTCATGAAGCTTTATACTCCAGTGACTTGGAGAGGACTTAGGAAATTCGATCACATGCTGCCCATCCATGCAGTAGTTCAGGCATGGACGAACCCTGGGAATAACCCGGAATATCACAAGCAAGCACAAGAAATGGTTCGTCGCTCGATGCCTCTCCTGGCGAGGGCTTTGGACCGACTAGCCACTCGCGTTCCTTATTAAGGAGTATACCATGAACATTAGCGCAGTTAAGACCAGCGTCATTCGAGGCGCGCATCGAGGAGCGTTGATCGCTCGGAAGTACTCGCCGGAAATTCTCACGACTGTGGGTATCGTCGGTGGAGTTGTCGCCGCGGTTATGGGCGCCAAGGCCACACTTAAGGTCGAGCCCATCCTCGAGGATCACAAGTTCGGGATCGAGAACGCTAAGATGGTCCAGCAGGAGTCGGCTCTCAATACCGAAGAGCACGCCAAGAACATGGCATATGTCTACACCAAGACGTCCATGAATCTGGCAAAGCTCTACGCCCCGGCGATCTCTCTCGGCGCAGCCTCCATTGTCAGCATCGTGGCTGGCCATGGCATTATGCGCAAGCGTAACGCCTCGCTTGTGGCGGCGTACGCAGTTCTCGAGAAGGGCTTTAATGAGTATCGCAAGCGCGTCGAAGATAAGGTTGGAGACGCAGTCGAGTATGACCTCCGACACGACGTTAAGACCGAGACTCGTACGGACGAGGATGGCAAGAAGATTGAGGTTCGGGTCCCAGGATCCCCCTCCATCTACGCTCGCTTCTTCGACGAGACAAACTCTCTGTGGAAGCATGAGCCGTCCTACAATCGAGCATTCCTGCACTCGCAGCAGACGTATGCGAACGATCTCCTTCGAGCACGGGGCCACGTCCTTCTCAATGACATCTACGATGCTCTTGGATTCGATCGTACTTCCGCGGGAGCAGTCGTCGGTTGGGTTATGAACCACGATGGTGACAACTTCATCGATTTCGGTCTGTTCGATGGAGAAAACTACGCTAAGCGTCAGTTCATCAATGGTCAGGAGGCAGCCATTCTCCTGGACTTCAACGTTGACGGCGTAATCTACGACAAGATCTAAGTGATGGAAAAGTATCCACGCTACGCATATTGCTTCGCCCTGGATGGCCGTAATATTTGGGTTTATGCGTATAGTGAGTCGGAAGCCCGAAGGAAGTATAAGCGCTGGTATCACAAGGATGCCGGTGAACTTATTGAGCGCGCTCGCGCTTAATCCATATTTAAGGAGCGTATTGTGACTGAGATCCCTACGCCAAGGGACGCTTTCCCAAGCAAGAAGCTCCCCAAGAAGAAGCCATATCGAGTAAAGCCGCACCTTACTCATAGGCCTTTTCGGCAGGGACTCTCTCGATACCACTCGAAGAAGGAACAGAAGGAGACCTGAGATGCGAACAGTTACCATGAATGCTGGCGGTTTCACGGCCCTCACCGTGGGGTTGGCTGCTGCTGGATTCGCTGCTGGTTATATTTTGGCCAGCAACCGAGTTCGAAACGAAACAATGGATCGAGTCGATGAGGCCATCAACGAGACCAAGGACTTCTACGAGCGTCTGAACAAGACCGGTCCATATGCGACCGTCTCCTCCGCTGCGAAGAAGTTGGTTGGCGATGATGTCGTCGAGGAGGAGACGACTTCTGAGCCTGAAGACGGTGTCGGCACCGAAGTCGTAGAACAGATCATCAAGGAGGAGCACTACAACCTCTTCGATCAGGACGATCTTCACGAGCCTGAGAGAGGAGATGATGCCCCGTCAAAGGAGGAGCGTCTTTCTCCTCGAGGAGAGGGTATGCCGTATGTGATCAGTGAGGGTGAGTGGACGCTCCAGGAGCGAAACTACGAGCAGGCACAGGTCACCTACTACGAGGCGGATAACACTCTTGCCGACGATCGAGACGCCATCATCCCAAACATCGATGACACTGTTGGTCTCAAGAACCTGAACCTGTTCGATAAGGGGCTGTCGGACAACAAGGACGTTCTCTTCATTCGGAATGAAGCTCTCGAGCTGGACCTCGAGGTTCTGAGGGATGAAGGCTCCTACACTGAGAAGATTCTCGGTATTCGGGAGGACCCGGAGGACGAAGTTGTAAGGACGCGGAAGCGACGAGATGAGCGGGACGATTGACGACCGCTATCTGGAGTGGCTTTATAGTCAAGTCGCTGCGGTAAGGAACAGGAACCCCACCAAGTCGTACTGGAAGCTTTTTCGCCAACTCTACTCTAAAGAGTTTATCTGGCTAGTTCCAAATGACGACAATCGAGTTGAGGACGGGCGTGCTCTTCGCCTAGAGTACCTCAACCAGGTGGAGTCCGACGAGGCTTTAGACTCTTGGTTGGGCCTCGGATGTAGTGTTCTCGAGATGCTGATCGCCCTGTCTAGGCGAGCTGAATTTCAAACGGAAATTTCAAGCGTGGAGTGGTTCTGGACGTTTTTGAAGAACCTGTCTCTATCACACTTTACCGACCATAAGTACAACCGGTATTCGGACTCTGAGATCGACGATATTTTGGAGAGTCTTATCTTCCGGACGTATGACTCTGACGGTCGAGGTGGTATATTTCCAATTAATGACCCTAGACAGGGCGATCAGCGTCACATTGAGATTTGGGATCAGATGTCTATCTATTTGTTCGAAAACTATTTGTTCTAAGGGAGGAGGTTAAATGGACTTCTACAGGATTAAGACTCGACCTGGGCGCCACGGAAGCATCGAGATTTATCCCGATTTCCGAGTGGTTCGCTCCAAGGATTTGATGGTCCGAGGTAAGTCGTTCTACGCTATTTGGGATGAACATGCGGGCGTGTGGAGCACCGACGAATACGACGTTCAGGCGCTTGTAGATGCAACTCTTCTCGAGGAGCAGGATCGATTGGAGAAGGAGAAAAAAGATGGTCTCTTCATTCCAAAGCTTATGGGCGATTTCTCCTCCAGCAGTTGGCTTCAGTTTCGAAACTACATGAGTCATATTTCAGACTCGTATAAGCAGTTGGATGAGAAGCTTACCTTCTCCAACACCGAAGTTAGAAAGGAAGACTATGTCAGTCGACGGTTGCCGTATCCACTTGAGAGCGGCGACATCTCGGCGTACGATGAGCTTATTTCTACACTGTACGACCCATCAGAAAGGGATAAGCTGGAATGGGCCATCGGCGCTGTGGTATCAGGCGACGCAAAGTCTATCCAGAAGTTCCTGGTCTTGTATGGTCCAGCGGGTACGGGTAAGTCTACCGTCCTCGACATTATACAGCGTCTCTTCGAAGGGTATTATACAGCGTTCGAAGCCAAGGCTCTTACCTCCTCGAACAACTCCTTCTCCACAGAAGTATTTAAGTCAAACCCCCTAGTTGCGATCCAACACGATGGGGACCTCAGCAAGATTGAAGACAACTCTAAGCTAAACTCAATTGTCTCTCACGAGGAGATGAGTCTAAACGAGAAGTACAAGCCGTCATATATGGCTCGGATTAACGCGTTCCTATTCATGGGGACAAACCGCCCAGTCAAGATTACAGACGCCAAATCTGGCATCATTCGACGGCTAATCGACGTTCACCCCTCCGGTAGAAAGGTTCCAGTTCGACGGTACCACACGTTGATGTCCCAGATTGATTTCGAATTGGGGGCAATTGCTCATTATTGCCTTCAGCGATATTTGGAATTGGGGAAGAACTACTACATCAACTATCGTCCGGTCGAGATGATGCTGCAAACGGACTACTTCTACAATTTCATCGAAGCATATTTTGATGTGTTTAAGGAGCAGGACGGAGTTACTCTCAAGCAGGCTTATGATATGTATAAGCAGTTTAGTGATGAGACGGGGTCTGAGTTTAAGATCAGTCGAGTTAAGCTTCGAGAGGAGCTTAAGAATTACTTTGAGAAGTTCGAGGATCGGGCTGAGGTGAATGGCGAACGAGTCAGGAGCTACTACTCAATCTTCAAGGCGGATCATTTCAAGACGAGGGTTGAAGTTGAAGAACACGCTTTCTCTCTAGTGATGGATGAGGAGACATCGTTGCTCGACGAGCTTCTTGCTTCTCAGCCGGCACAGTATGCTAATGCGGACGAAATGCCAACTAAGAAATGGGCTAATGTAGACACGACATTGGCAGATCTTGACACGTCAAGGACCCACTATGTGAAACTGCCCAAGAAGCACATCGTCATCGACTTCGATCTTAAGGATGAAAATGGCGAAAAGTCCAGCGAGAAGAACCTCGAGGCTGCTAGCCAATGGCCGCCTACTTACGCTGAGTACAGCAAGAGTGGGCGAGGAGTTCATCTCCACTACATCTATGAAGGAGGAGACCCAGAGCTTCTCGAGCGAGTCTACGAGGACGGAATCGAGATCAAAGTATTCGTCGGAGACGCATCGCTTCGTCGAAGAGTCTCTAAGTGTAACGCTGTACCCGTGGCAACTATCTCGTCTGGACTCCCTATTAAGGAGAAGAAGTTGATAAATCATGACCAGATAAAGAGCGAAAAGGGTCTTCGTGAGCTGATTCTACGAAACCTCAGGAAGGAGATTCATCCGGGGACGAAGCCTAGTATGGACTTCATCCACAAGATTCTAGAAGATGCTCACGCTTCGGGGCTGTCGTATGACGTGACTGATCTTCGTTCTAGGATTCTGGCGTTTGCTAATAACTCGACAAACCAGGCCCCCTACTGCATCAAGCTTGTTCAGACGATGCAGTTTAAGAGTGAGGATAACATCGAGAGCGCACCGGACACGCCTAAGGACGAGACCCTGGTATTCTTCGATGTTGAGGTTTTCTCGAATCTGTTTGTGGTCTGTTGGAAGTATGACGGGGCCAAGCAGGTCGTTAAGATGATCAACCCATCGCCTCAAGACATCGAGAAGATCATGTCGCTCAAGCTTGTTGGCTTCAACTGCCGAAGGTATGACAACCATATTTTGTATGCTCGCTACATGGGCTACGACAATGAGGAGTTGTATAAGCTGAGCCAAAAGCTCATCTCAAATACTCCTGGTGCATATTTTGGGGAAGCGTATCGTCTGTCTTACACGGACATCTATGACTTCTCAAGCAAGAAGCAGAGTCTTAAGAAGTTCCAGATTGAGCTCGGCATCGAGCACAAGGAGTCTGAGCTCCCCTGGGACGAGCCTGTTCCGGAAGACAAGATCAACCAGGTCGTTGAATATTGTGCGAACGACGTCCTCTCCACCGAGGCGGTATTCCATGCCCGGAAGGAAGACTTTGTTGCCCGTCAGATTCTAGCAGATTTGTCGGGGCTTACTGTGAATGACACCACCCAGCGTCATACTAGTAGGATTGTCTTCGGTGACGACAAGCATCCACAAGATAGCTTTGTCTACACCGATCTGAGCACCGAATTTCCTGGTTATATTTTCGATGCTGGCAAGTCTACGTATAAGGGTGAAGACCCATCCGAAGGCGGTTATGTCTATGCCGAACCGGGATATTACGAGAATGTCGCAGTGCTTGACATCGCATCTATGCATCCAACCAGCATCGAACAGCTGAATCTCTTCGGGGATTACACGAAGAACTTCTCGGCGCTAAAGCAGGCTCGTCTTGCTATCAAGCACAAGGACTTCGAAACGGCGAAGAAGATGCTGGGCGGGAAGCTCGCTCGACACCTCACTAACGAGGAGGAAGCTGAGGCTCTTTCCTACGCGCTTAAGATCGTAATTAACATCGTATACGGTCTGACTAGCGCCAGCTTTGACAACTCGTTCAGGGATCCGCGAAACATCGATAACATCGTGGCTAAGCGTGGGGCCCTGTTCATGATCGATCTGAAGCACTATGTACAGACGTTGGGCTTCACCGTCGCGCACATCAAGACGGACTCGATCAAGATCCCAAACGCAACGCCTGAGATCATCGACCTCGTCATGGAATTTGGTCAGGAGTATGGGTATGACTTCGAGCACGAAGTGACCTATGACAAGTTCTGTCTGGTGAACAATGCTGTCTATATCGCCAAGGCTAGAGCTGGTCGAAAGCCCGAGCATTGGGAGGCTGTGGGGGCCGAGTTCCAGCACCCGTACGTCTTTAAGACGCTGTTCTCTAACGAGCCGATCGTCTTTAAGGACCTGTGTGAGGCCAAGAGTGTTACCACGGCCATGTACCTCAACTTCGAAACCGACACAACGCCGATGGCTTTGACTACCGGTGCCATGAAGTTCGTCGGTAGGGTCGGGGAGTTTGTCCCCATTATGCCCGGTTGTGGTGGAGGAACCCTCTATCGAGAGAAGGACGGGAACTTCTATTCCGTGACTGGGACTAAGGGATACTTCTGGCACGAGGCTGAGATTGTCAAGGCAAACGACATGACAGACAGTATCGACATGTCATATTTCGAGAAGCTCGCATATGATGCCCGTCAGAGTATCGAAAAGTATGTCAGCTTCAAGGAGTTTGTGAAGTAGGGAATCTTTGAAAGGAGACCCATAATGGCTAGGAACAACAGCAAGGCGCGTAAGGCTTGGCGAAAGAAGCGGGCCGATATTCGGGCTGAGATGTACCCGTTATACAACGAAGTTCAAGATTGGCTTGCTTCGGAGAGTCTTGTTTTTCTAGGATATGAGGAGCTTGCTCTGCCGAAACCAAACACGGTTAAGGCCACAAAGTGGATCCGTCTCTTAGAAAAGCACGACAACTTGCTTGATGAGAAGCCCGGAACCAATAATCTTTATGTCTGAAAGGAGACCTAGCATGGGTAATGCAACTGTTCAGACGTTCGTCCGGAAGCCCGAGAAGGTTCGGGCTATTCGATACGACGGTAAGAATGTCGACGCGGTGATTAACTTCGTCGGCGCTACAATGCACGAATTTGTCAGGCGACACGGAGAGGAGTACCTCGTCCTTCAAGCCGAAAATATGGTGCCCCCCACAAAGGTCGCCGTGTCTATTGGCGACTATGTCGTTGAGGTCCCAAACGGAGTATTTATGGTCTACGGCGCAGGCCTCTTCGAGTCCATCTACGTCTTCGCATAGGGGGAACGATGAACAAGACATACGAGGTTACAATCATCGCCGACGGAGTTAGTCAGGTTGATGCCGCCCGACTGGCAGGCAGTATTACAACCAAATATCTAGAGTTGGATGGGAATCTGACTGTCGAAATTCGAGAAAGGGAGAATGAGAATGAGTGAGAACCGAGTGAAGCCCGTGACTTTCGAGAACGCTCGAATTATCTTCCGAAACTTCAGTGGTAAGGAGGGTCGCTACAACGCTAAGGGGGACCGAAACTTCTGCCTCCTTCTTGAGACGGACGAGGCCCGTACGATGGAAGAGGAGGGCTGGAATGTGAAGTACCTCCGCCCTCGAGAGGAGGGGGACGAGCCTCAGCCCTACATCCAGGTTTCGGTAAACTACGGTGCTCGGCCGCCTCGTGCGGTTCTCATCACTCATCGAGGACGTACAAACCTTGGCGAGGGTGAGATCGTCATTCTTGACTGGGCGGAGATTCGCAACGTTGACCTCATCATCAACCCGTACTACTGGGAAGTCAACGGTAAGACTGGAATCAAGGCATATCTCAAGAGCATCTATGTCTCCATCATCGAGGATGAGCTCGAGATGAAGTATTCGGATGTTCCTGACTCGGCTATGAACACCATCCCAGAGGACCCGGACGGGCCTCCCTGGAGCTGATCTTCCAATAAAGGTTCTCGCCAAACCTTGTGCGGGGGAGGGTCTAACACTAGGTAAGAGATGTTAGCGGTGGTAGAGTGTTGCCCCACATCCGCCCTCCCGTCTTAAACATTTTTGAAAGGAGACATTATCATGCACATCGAGGAAACTTCCCCTAGTCCTGACAGTGGACTTATCGACTACGATCACCCTTTGATCGCTCACGCTAAGCGTGAGTTGACTATTGAGGGTGGCCTACCCATAGATTCGATTCTCAGGGTCTTCCAAGCATTCGTCAATCTTGGCTTGGACGACGATCTTTCTTCCCGACATTCCATGGTTGAAGCCATTCACACGCTTCTCAAAGGCGAGCTTCTGTCGCCTTTGTCGAGCGATCCAGACGAGTGGACCGAGATCGGAAAGAATGACTTCCGCCTCTGGCAAAATGTCAGAGATCCAGAAGCGTTCTCGTTCGATAATGGTGTGCACTACTTCACTATGTCGGACGTTTTCAAGGAGATTGGAAACACCATCCCGCACATTCTTGCTCTGGACCATAAGGATCGGGTCTGGGGTGCGTGATCTGTTCAAGGAGGTTTGAAAATCCACTCTGAAGGCTGTTGCTCTAGATAATAAGGAGTTTGACATGAGCGCAGATAATGCGATGCTAGTCCAGAAGACTGAAGGTGGTCGATACACCGCACAGATAGTCTTCATGTCAGCAGATGAATGGCCGAGTCCATACGAGGCGGGAGAAGCGCGGACATTCGACACCCTCGAAGAGCTCTTCGAAGCAACTATCGAGGAAGCTAGCGAGACCGAGTACGGTTATAAGGTTCACCTCTAACAAAGTGAAAGGTAATGGTAATAATGATTGAGATCATCGTGGGGGCTGCGATCATGCTTTTGGGTGTGTTCCTCGGCTCTCTTATCACTACTGTTGCTGGATCGAACGGTAAGGACGACGGTTCTTCCAAGTAACAAACTCGACTGGGCGAGTATAAATAGGCATTAAGCCCAGAGCGTGGTATGGGGTATCCGGTTAGTTGAAAAAAACGCACCTTGATATTAAACGACATGCTTAAAATGCGCCCCACCGGTTGCCTTAAACTCACTTATCCGTTTCCGTATACAGGAATGTGAAATAGCATTCATGAGTCCCTGCGGCGATAAGAAAAACATCTATTGTGGTGGGTGTAGAGATTTAAGTCTTATATTAGATAAGTCCGTAAGCAGATAGCTATCACACTGGGGCCTCGGCACGACCAGCTCATGACTGGGAATGCGTAGGCTTAAACGACCATTATGGCGCCCCCTCTCGCACACAAAACAGTGCATATAGTGAGATCCCCTCAACCCGAAAGGAACACCCATGTCCAAGAAGGCCTACGGAATCGCCATCTTCATCACCCACGAGAACATCCACAGCCTCAGGATCCTCAGCCCCCTCATCTCCAACCCGGAGACGCCCACCACGCTCGCCGACAACGGCATGTCGGTGTTCGTCTACCCGTACAACAGCGAGATGCCCTGCGAGATCCTGACCGTGGACGAGTTCTACAAGAAGTACCAGTGGCGGTACTCCGACTCGCCCGACCCTCGGATCATGAGTGAGATCCGTCTTCGCAAGAAGTAGTCTCACAAAGCTAGGACCCCTAACACGGGTTCTAGTTTTTTCGAAAGGAGACCTATTATGCATAAGCATAGACTTGTGTTGGATGATAGAATTACGCGCAGTTACAACGAAGACCTTGTCCGGTTTGGTCTATTCCTCGGTTACAAGGATCTTATATTTCGTTGCTCCGTTTGTGATCGCATAACTGTTGTAAGGAGGGGCGAAATTGAAGAGTGTTTTGCTAAGGCCGCATCAGTTAAGCGCTCTCGAGAAGCTTAAGAATGGCTCAATCCTTTGTGGCGGGACAGGGTCGGGTAAGTCTCGTACAGCCATCGCATATTTCTTTCTCAAAGAGGGGCGAGGGAGTCTAGATGGCGTCGGGTCGGAGGAGTTCCACCCGCTCCGAAATCTAAAGAACTTGTACATCATTACGACTGCCAAGAAGCGAGACGACAAGGACTGGGAGAGAGAACTAGCTCTCTTCTCTTTGTCGAGGGACCCGGGGTCGTCCATCTCTCCTATTGAGATTGTTGTAGACTCTTGGAATAACATCCAGAAGTATCAGGACGTCACAAATGCGTTCTTCATATTTGACGAACAGCGTCTTGTTGGGCGAGGTGTCTGGGTCAAGGCCTTCCTAAAGATTGCTCAGCTGAATCGTTGGATTATGCTGTCGGCTACACCCGGGGACTCATGGTCGGATTACATCCCAGTCTTCATTGCTAATGGATTCTATCGAAACCGAACCGAGTTTGCTGCGCGCCATATTGTGATGAGTCGCTTTACCAAGTTCCCCAAGATCGAACGCTATGTAGATACGGGGATTCTCGAGAAGTATCGGCGAGACATATTGGTCGAGATGCCATTCGAACGGCATACAGCTCGTCACGTCAAGGACGTCATCACTGAGTTCAATCGTGAGAAGTGGGATGTAATTGTAAAGAAGCGTTGGAATCCGTTTGAGGATGCTCCAATCAAAGACGTAGCAGAGTTGTTCCGATGTATGAGAAAGGTTGTTAACGAGGATGTCTCGAGGATTGGTGCTATTATGGACCTTCTGGAGCGGCATCCTCGTCTAATCATTTTTTATAATTTTGACTATGAGCTAGAGATCCTACGAGTTTTGGCTCGGTCTCTTGAGTATCCGGTGGCTGAACTAAACGGACATAAACATGAGGAGCTTCCGGATGGGGATCGGTGGATGTTTTTGGTGCAGTATAGCGCGGGGGCTGAAGGATGGAACTGCACTTCTACGGACGCAATGGTCTTTTACTCGTTGACTTACAGCTATAAAGTCTTTGAGCAAGCGCAAGGACGGATTGATCGAATGAACACCAAGTTCACCGATCTGTACTATTATGTGCTTATGTCCAATTCATCCATAGATCGACGCATTCGTGGGTGTTTGCGTGCAAAAAAGAGCTTTCATGAGTCTAGAAATGATGATCTCTGGCCAAAAACCCACTTATGAGGCTAAAAACTTACTCATCATTAGACCCTAGTAAATGTTTTAAACCTTTATTAGGGTGCGTTTACAGAAAAGTTTTCTCGCAAAAACTAAATAAGTGGGCAGAAGGAGGTAAAATCGATGGAATGGGTTCCAGTAACCAATTTCCCCAACTACGAGGTCAGTTATGACGGAAGAGTCCGAAATCGTAACACTTTGACCGTTTTGCGACCCCAAATGCATAAGCCTTCAGGTTTTCTCATGGTGTTTCTACGTCGGTCGGGAGTTCAGCACACAAAGTATATTCATAGACTAGTCGCCGAAGCGTTCTTACATCCGGCAGATTATGGGCGAACTCCTGTACACATTGATGGGGATCGAGAAAATAACCATGCTGACAATCTAGAATGGAGGAGTCTGTCCATTGCTAGAGAGATGACTATGGATGCGAATAAGGTCGAGCCTACGGAAAATCGTCGAGTGATGAACAAGCGTACAGGAATCATCTATAACAGCCCATTAGATGCTGCTAGAGATATTGGCGGGATCGAGAGATATGTGATTCTAGCCGCCTACAATCAAAGCAGTTACAAGGGTGGAATCTGGACCTGGTACTAAAAACATTTACTACCAGCACAATAAACACACCATATTATGAAAGGTATAGAGTATGCGTATGCATTTTTCTATCCTTTTCATTTTTCGGAAGAGGTTGAAATGTTGGAGAGCAAATACCAAGCCCACATCATTAAAAGATTGGAGATCTTGTTTCCTGGCTGTGTAGTCATTAAGAACGACCCGAACTACATTCAAGGGATTCCGGATCTTCTAGTTCTCTTTCAGAGTTTTTGGGCAGCCTTAGAGGTTAAGGTGTCTGCTACAGCTAGAAAGCGCCCGAACCAAGAGTACTTTATCGATCGTCTAGGTCGGATGTCATTCGCGGCGTTTATCTATCCGGAGAATGAAGAGGAGGTCCTTTATGAGCTTCAACAGGCATTTGGAACTGATCGGTAAGCACGCCTTCCTCAGCCCTAGTAAGTATCACTGGGTTAACTATGATGAGGAAAAGCTGGACGCAACCTTCCTTCGGTCAATGGCTGCGCAGAGGGGCGTGGAGCTACATGAATTTGCGGCTACAGCTATTAGACTAAAGCAGCGGCTTCCAAGGAGTAATCGGAGCATCAACGCGTTTGTCAATGATGCCATCGGGTTTAGGATGACTCCCGAGCAGCCGCTATATGTTTCGGAAAACGCTTTTGGAACCGCAGATGCTATCTCTTTTCGAGACAACTTCCTCCGGATTCACGACTATAAGTCTGGTGTTACTCCATGTAGTATGACTCAGCTAGAGCTGTATGCGGCATTCTTCTGTCTGGAGTATAGGTATAAGCCATTTGACATCGCCATCGAACTACGCATCTATCAGAATGACGAAATCGAGATTCTAGCCCCCGAGCCAGATCGAATCGCACATCTTATGGATCGTGTTATCACTTTTGATAAGCGAATCAAGAACCTACGAATGGAGGCGGAGCTGTGACCGACGAAGAGATCATGCACTATGGCATCCTTCGACGTTCTGGGCGGTATCCTTGGGGCAGTGGCAGTAACCCCTATCAGAGGGGTATGAACTTCCTCGGTTACGTAGACGAGCTTCGAAATAACGGTCTTACGGACACAGAAATCGCCAAGAGCATTCTCGATGAAGACGGTCGTCCTTGGACCACAACTCAGCTTCGAGCAGCCACGGCAATTTCAAGGCATGAGAAGCGGTCTGGAGACGTGGCTCTGGCGGTCCGCCTAAAGGAAAAGGGGCTGTCTAACGTCGCCATTGGTGAGCGAATGGGTATTAACGAATCTTCGGTTCGTGCACTTTTGAACACCTCAATTCAGGAGAATCAGGCAGTACTTAAGACCACCGCCAACATCCTGAAGAAGAACGTCGACGAAAAGGGCTACATTGACGTCGGCGCCGGGGTAGAGCACGATCTCGGAATCAGCTCGACAAAGCTTAATACCGCGTTGGCTATGCTGAAGGAAGAGGGATACGAGGTTCATAAGGTTAAGATTGAGCAGCTTGGAACCGGACACATGACCGAGGTCAAGGTGCTAGCTCCTCCAGGAAAGACTGGCAGGGAAACCTTTAAGGACATCGTTACAAACCCAGAAAAGATTAACCTTATCGGTGAGACCAGCGATGACCGTGGTCGAACTTACGAGGTTATTGGGCCACCAAAGAATGTTAGTGGTAAGCGAGTCAAGGTCGCATATGCAGAAGAGGGCGGTGCCGACCGAGACGGTGTTATCTACATTCGCCCGGGTGTCAAGGACCTTTCGCTTGGTTCTTCTCGCTACGCTCAGGTTCGAATTGCGATTGATGGAACCCACTACCTGAAGGGTATGGCCATCTACAAGACGGATCTTCCCGATGGTGTAGACATTGTATTCAATACAAACAAGAGTTCTACGGGCAACCCGAAGGACGCCATGAAGCTTATGGGGTCGGATCCAGAGAACCCGTTTTCGTCGAATATCCGTCGTCAATCGGGAGCACTTAACATCCTTCGGGAAGAAGGTGACTGGCACGAGTGGTCTCGCACGTTCTCTAGCCAGATGCTTTCTAAGCAGGGTACGGAATTGGCTAAGCGTCAGTTGGGGTTGTCTTTCGACATTAAGCGCGCCGAGTTTGATGAAATCAATGCGCTGACCAACCCTGTTGTTAAGCAGAGGCTTATGGAAGCTTTTGCTGACTCGGCAGATTCCTCTGCAGTTCATCTGAAGGCAGCTAGTCTTCCGAGAACTAGGAACCATGTAATTCTACCTATTCCTAGTCTGAAGGATAATGAGGTTTACGCGCCCAACTTTCGTTCTGGTGAAACGGTTGTTCTGATTAGACATCCTCACGGAGGCATCTTTGAGATTCCTCAATTGACTGTGAATAACAGGCATCGAGAATCAAGGGCTATTATCGGTCAGGCAAAAGATGCTATCGGTATAAACCCTCAAGTTGCAAAGCAGCTTTCTGGGGCCGACTTTGATGGAGACTCAGTTTTGGTGATCCCCAATCCAGGTGGAAAGCCAATTAAGAGTTCGTCCCCTCTGGGAGCATTGAAGGATTTCGACCCTCTTCGCTATAAGCTCCCCGAGGATGCGCCAAAGCTTTCTGATACTAGGAAACAGCAGCTCATGGGCGATGTATCTAATCTGATTACAGATATGACAATCAAGGGGGCTCACGAATCGGAGATCGCTAGGGCTGTTAAGCATTCGATGGTCGTTATCGATGCCGAAAAACACCATCTCGATTATAAGCAGTCTGCTCTAGATAACGGCATCAAGGAATTGAAGGTCAAATATCAAGAGCGTGCCAATGCGGGTTCTGCTACACTCATCTCTAGAGCTAGCTCCCCCACTTGGGTTGACGAAAGAAAGCCCAGAACAGCAGCAAAGGGCGGCCCTGTAGACCCTAAGACTGGTCGACTCATGTTTGAGCCTACTGGTAGGACCTACGTTAACAAGAAGGGTGATGTAGTAACTCGCCAGACTAAAACCACTAAGATGGCGGTTGTAGAGGATGCCAGATCCTTGATGTCTAAGCCTGGCACTTCTATGGAGATGGCTTACGCTGACCACGCAAACAAGTTGAAGGCCTTGGCTAACCAGGCCCGTAAGACGGCACTAGAAACTAAGCCCACCCCCTATTCACCATCAGCTAGGGGGGTGTATGCGGAAGAGGTGGCCGCACTTAATAGTGCCCTAGCCATAGCCCAGAGAAACGCCCCTCTAGAACGACGCGCTCAGATTCTAGCAAACGCTGCTGTTAAGGCTAGAAGATTGTCTAATCCTGACGTTACTGGCGACTTCATTAAGAAGATTAGAGGGCAAGAACTAGAGCGTGCACGCTTGATTACAGGTGCTAAGAAGCAACAGATCAAGTTCACACCAAGGCAATGGGAAGCCATTCAAGCAGGCGCTATTACAGCTAGTAAGTTGAAAGAGATTCTAAAGCACGCGGATCTCGATGAAGTCAAGAAGCTCGCCACACCAAGACCGTCTAGAACCTTGTCTAAGGCTATCGAAGCTAGAGCTATGACTATGCTTGCAGCAGGCTACACTCAAGCAGAGATTGCTGATGCTCTTGGTGTTTCAACTAGTACAATCAACAAGCTTGTGGGATGAAAGGAGTTCGTCATGACTGTACTGTACATGCTTAGCACAATCGACAACCCGTTCAATCCTTTCAAGCACTATGATGAATGGTTTGCCTTCGATGCATCACAAGGGTATGACACCCCGTCTTACCTAGCTCGAATCGCTAAGGTATCTGATGCTCTTCCAGATGCCGAGCAAGAACGAATCATCCAAGAAGCAATCGATGAGATCGTCCAGGAGAACATTCTTGGAATCTACATCAAGGTCTCTGAAACTTCTAACGTTGATAGAGCCAGACAAGGAACATAACCAAATTGATGAGGTTTCCGTCCAAAATTCATTTGAGCTATCCAAATAGTTAAGATAAATTGGACGGGCCTTCTCTTAAAAGGGAAGGGGGAGGGGTCCTCGCAAAACGACCCCCCCGCCCTCAT